ATGGTACACAGCATGGCAAACAATATGTCACACACGCTGTCACACACAATCATTCGTGGGCGCACATACTACACTAACTTTAGACTAAATGATTCAACAAGTTTTGTACGCTTAAGTCTCGGAACTGATAGCCGAAAGCAAGCAGAAGTGATTATGAATCAGATCCGCCCTTTCATTCCCCTTGTGCAGAATGGAACGATGAGCCTCGAAGAGTTCAAACAAAAAATGCTGGGTTACCGGAACGCCACAAAAAAGGATTTCGACGAGTACCTACTGAACTGGCTCAGAGGTGGTCTCGAAGAGGCTAAACGATTGCCAGAGTTAGGACGGTATCATAAAGAAATCACTGGTGAGCCTTTATCGCCGTCAGATACAGCAAACGAAGCGCGACGCTACGCTAACCACTATTTGGGCAAGATGTACAGTGGCGAAGATATGACAGCCCAAATGATGGTTGCAGCGCTGAAAATGAAAAAGTTAGATGTCAATGAATCCGACCTTGATCAGGTTCATCATATCGCCAGCCAGATAGATATGAATCAGGCCCTTATGTCACAGGCTTATGAAGCATTCTATTCTGGTGATTTGACACGATACCAGCAGATCATTGATTCGATGGGGTCAGCTTTACAAAATGCAGCCCCGGCGGTTATCCCCGCACCAGTGGAGCAAAATACAGCGACAATTGCAGAGACTGAACCAGCGGACCGCCCAAGTTTGTTAGAAGCGTGGAAGGACTATATAAAGGATAAAGGTCAAAAGTGGCGTAAGCAGACAGCTAACGAAAATCAGCGATTCTTTGATGTGCTCTCTCACGTTGTTGGGGACATTCCCGTCGATAAAATATCTAAACAACATATAAGGGAAGCTCTAAAGGTCGCGGAAAACCTGCCTACTCGAACTAAGCTACCTTACTCCAAAATGAGTCTTGCCGAGTGCATAGATTACGATGTCCCCGAGGATGACCTGATCGCCAGCGAGCATGTCCACAAACATTTTAAGCTCTGGCGCTCTTTGTTCAAAACGTATCTAGTCGATCAGAAAGATATTCTTACCAAGTCCCCAACCGATGGGATCACCTACGAGGTGAAGCCTAACCGTGGTGGAAGCTATACATCCAGCGAACTGGGTAGAATCAAAGAATATCTCTTCGCGCTACCGGACAGTAATTATCGAAAATGGTATTTCCTCACCCTGATTTATACAGGCGCTCGCCGTGGAGAGATAGGGGCGATCTGTAGAAACCATATAAGGAAAGATGAAGAGACCGGGCGCTGGTACATCTTTATTGAAGGTGGTAAAACCGAACACGCTCGGCGACAGGTTCCAATCCATAAAGCTATAGAGGCAGGGCTTTTGTCTTGTATAAAAAACCTCAAGGATTCCGAGCATGTATTTGGTAATCTACCGAACTATACAACAATCACATATGATTGGGTAGAGCTGCTAAGAGTCCTAGATATACCTGATTACAATGAGTTTGGATTAAAACGGCGCGTGCATTCATTGCGGCATACGTTTATAAGCTATGCGATAGCATCCGTTGGAAACTCCTCACTAGTGCAGTTTGTTGTAGGGCACAGCAGAACGCAGTCCTTAGGTATAACAGCCAGATATACGCATACCCCAGCCTTGAAAGACCTTTTATCTGTCGTAGATGCACTCTAAAGAAATGCAGAGCTAAGGCGCTCTGCATCTCTGATTTACTTAGTATGTCTATTTAGAAAACGTGAAAACTGGTTTGTAGAACCGAAATAGTTAGGATATGCTTTTTTAAGAGATTTAATATTATCTGTAGCAACCAAAACTGAAATAGTGACTTCTGGATCAGAATCGTCGATATTCAGCGCTGTTAACGCATCCTCAGCCTCACTAGTTCTATACGCTTTCACAGAAACTAAGAAACGTTTAGGTATAAACTCTCCAGACTCAGACTTAGCATTTTTCATTGATATCAGGAAGTAGCCTTTATGATTTTTAGGTAATTGCTTCTTGAGATCTTCATTGGAAGTCAAGTTCAGTGCAAATGTATATGTGCTCAACTTTCGTCTAACATTAAGTTGTATTTCTAAATCTTTCAGCTCAGCCTCATAAGCCGCAACAACGTCTTCTTTTAAAAGACAAGCTTTTTCATCGTGAGCAACCAAGCATCCGGCAAGGTAAAAGAATCTTCGCCATTCCTCGTGTCCTTCACTTGAGGTTTTAAGCTTGATATCTTCCAATGTATCAATAATTTCCAAACTAGTTGCCCAAGCATGCTGTAATTCGGTTCTCAGTTGTATTTCGATTTTAGTTTTACGCCATGGATATTTTTCATCCTCTTGATCAAAACAACTATAAGCGAGGTGTACGCCACCGTAACCGCTTTCTTTAGGTGTTAAGTAGTCATATTCCTTTATTATTTTGTGTACAGATCTACTTTTCAATAGTCGATCTTTCAAATGTCTAAGCTGGTCAATGTTTTTGACAATAGCTCTACACCCACCAATATCTTGCATTCTAGTTAATTGTATAGAATTAGAGGTTTTCCCTCCGTCAAGGCTAGGCCGCTCGAGTTTATCGATAATCGTATAAAGTCGTTTTAATCTTCTGGCGACAATAATTCTTTTTTCTCTATCAACTTTAGCCGCTGTCCTGGCAAGATGATTTTTCATAAGCATAAGCGGATAAAGATGCAGTTCGCGGAAATTCTGTATCATTGCTATGGCTTCGTCTTTTTCTTCTTGACTACAACCATTTCTAATCGCTTTAGCTGCTTTATCAATTTGTGACTTCGAGTATTTCAAAGTGCATTTTTGACTTTCGTAAACTTCATTCCCCATTTCCGCATCCCGTTAACATTATTGCTGTGCATAAACATACAAGTGCAAAAAGGACAAAAACACAAGTCATTTATGCCACTCACTATTGATTTGCTTCATAAATTTTAAGGGCTTTTGCTAACTCCAACTGAAAGGCAAATGACAAGCGGGAGCGGCTGATCTTGATACCGTCAATAATGATGTATGTAGGGTAAGCGGTCACCATGCGCCCGCCATAGGGAAAGCGTTTGGGGTGGGTAGACTTATCGTTATTCATTTATGTGTCATCCGTCTGGAAGGGAGTAATCCCGGTAACGGATGGTTGATCTAAAATCGATCAAAATCAATAACTTAACAGATCACCAAATCCAGGGGGTGTACACTGGCAAACCTTCCCCAGCGCCTTATCTTGTGTGTAAAAATATCTTAGAGCTTGGACATAGCTGCCAGGCACCACGAACCGACCCCCCAGGGGGGCTTGAACATGTTTCACAAATATCTGAACTTGGCAACACTGATCATTCATCCATCCACCCTTTACACTTCTTGACATTACAGCCCCATACCGATCCGACTCTTCAGTCCATCCCTTTGGATTCAATAAGTTAGTAAATACACAATGTGATTCTGTCCTTTTATCCTGTGGACCAGTGGCCCAGCCGGGCCACCCCGGAGGCGTCCGCCTCCCCTGTGCGCCTGTGGCGCGTTATCTTGTGGCAAGCAATACAAACCCACAGGGTTAAGAGTGGTAGCGCCACAGGCGCATACAGAGAGCGGGCCTACAGAGACCCTTTGAGGGGCGAAAGCCTTCGCCCCGATTGGAATTGAGAATAACTATCGTTTACATGTGAGATTGATTCTCATATGAAAATAAAAAAGCTGGGGGTTTTTTCTTGAGGGTAAATTGAAAATTTGCCAGGCAACACTATTACGAAACAATAATTAATTTCCCACAAATACAGTAACTTAAAGGCGCTGAGGGAGTCAAATCACCTTACCCGCTTTGTGGTGATAGTACATTAAGCAACCATCTTTTATCCACATAAACAGCCCATAAGGGCCGTTTCTCTCCCCTGCTGGGTCATTACTCTGCCATTAAACGCGATTAAACCCGATTTAATTCACTAAAAAGACACAACTTAAAATTAATAATTTTTGTCGTTTACAAGTGCCTGTTTTTGATCAAGAATTTATCACAGTTAGGATCTAGAGGGTACATAATGAATTTCGTAGAGGGTTGTAAATCAGTTCAGGAAGTGAAAGCGGTAGCGGTTGAGCTACTCAAACAGGGCAAGGGGCTGACGCTGTACCGTGACGCCTGGTTATTGGGTTATGAATTAATGCTGAGGGTGTCGGATCTGCGCTCTATCCGTTATGACGACATCAAAGGCGATCACCTTGTCCTGTCCCAACAGAAAACGGGTGAATCTGTCCGGGTGAGGCTTACCGATACCGCTAAACGCATCATAGCGGCCCGGAGAGAGGCGAACCCTGATCATGTGTACCTCTTACAGTTGAACAGCCACAGGAGCAAGGGAAAGCCTGTGAGCCGCTCCAAATTGCATGAGGAAATTAGCTACGCCGGGGAAAAGCTGGGGCTGAATCTTTCGACCCACAGCATGAGGAAGAGTAAACCAACAATTGGTTATGACAATGGGGAGGATATAGCCGTAATCAGTAAGGCATTAGGGCACAAATCGTTATCAAGTACGCTCCATTACATTGGGGCCACACAACGCAAAGTAGATGATTTCAGTGATAAATATTCAATAGAGGATCTGTTATGAAAAGTCAGGCCGTCTGTAATTCTGCCCGCAAAGCACGTCCCCAAAACATGGTCATTTTGCTGGCGGCGGTAATGATGGGGACCTTTTCCGCCGATGAGGCTAAAGCCGGGCGTATTACCATGAGTGACCCACAGGAGGAGACTACAGCGGACGGTAAGCGCGTTTGTATTTACTCCAATAGTATTTACACATTTACCACGGTTACCCGGTCCCAGAATTGCCCGTATAGCAAAACGTTTGATACAGAGGAATCAGAATGAAAAAGGAGCAAGTAAGGTTAGCTGTACAACAGGCAGAAAGAGAAGAGGCGCGGAAAGAATCCGGCAAGATAGCAGACCGCACCACACTTACCAGATAGTAAGCTGTTACAGAGTACCAAAAAGAAAAGGCTCCCACCAGGGGAGCCTTTATTGTATGGGCGGTTAGTTCGGCCCGCCCTGCATCAACATGTTAAAGTTCCGGTTGTCGTTCGCTTCCACTTCAGAACGTACCAGATCCTTAACTTGTCCATCCTGCACTTTCACATTGACGTTAACGTTAAGCGGCTGGTTTAGCCATGCTGGCGGGGCCATCAGTGCGTTACCGTAGCCACCTGTAACCGTCGCTGTGGTTGGAGGGGTGAAGGTTGGAACAGCAACACGAACAGTCTGATCGAGTGCTGCGGTCTGTGCTGCCTGCTGGTTTGCGTTCTGCTGCTTTTCGTACCAACTGCCGGAGAATGCTTCCATGATGTCAGTCCACAGCGTAGGCCGATCCTTATTCTCCTGTACCTTGCGCTTAAACGCTTCCGGGTCTGTCTGAATCTGATCAAGGCGGTCATTCAGAGTTACAGCGGCGATAATAGCCGGGAGGCCAAAGTTAACGCCACGGCCCGCGCCGATCGGCTTGGTGTTCTTTGATGGGGTTCCCGGTTTGCCCAGCTTGCCTTCTTTACCTGGCTTACCATCGCCCAGAGCTTCAGAAGCGGCTTCAATGCCACCAATAGCGGCGATCCCCTTCATGACTCCCAACAGTTTGGTAAGAGGGTTCAGCATGGTGAGAACCCACTTGAAAGCCCCGCCCAACTTGTAAACAGAGCCAGCGAACAGAGCCACCCCGGCGGCGTATGCTGCCATTTCTCCCCAGGCTTTGAGCTGATCACCACTGATCCCCATTTTAGCGGCGTAATACTCAATTACACGGAAGGTAAAGATCACAGTGTCATGCAACTCTGTAAACGCATCTGTGGCACCTTCAACAATCTTCCCGGCGATATGCCCGAACATCTCAAAGGCTCCACCAGACCCGTCAATAGCGGCGCTGATTGAGTCGAAAGCGTTGGTTAATTCGTTGCCGAAGCCAGAAGTAAAGAAAACATTCATAGCGTTCTGCATACTGGTATTGAGGCGCTGCCATGATGCCCGGTTGGACTTCATAGCCTTGTCAAGTGCTCCGCCGTTCCGGGCCGCTTCCTTCATCTGTTTAGCCACGTGTGGGAGGATGTCCTTAGAGAACAGCTTCCCGTCTTCCATCAACTTAAACAGATCTTTCTCTGTCAGGTTGGTAACGCCTTTCATGTCGTTAAGAGCCTTAACGAACAGACCCACAGAACCGGGGAGAGCTTCCGCCAACTGGCCCTTCAATTCCTCAGACATGACCTGGCCTTTAGCCATCATCTGGTTAAGGGCTTTCAAAGCACGTGATTGCTCATCTGCGGATGCACCAGTTACAAGGCCCCATTCACTGGCCCCCTCAAAGATGGATCGCATCTGGTCTTTAGGGAGTTTATCCCCAACAGAGGCCGCAAATTGTGTGTAATCCTTGCTGGTCTTAATGAGGTCGAGGCCCAAACGGTTGGACTGTTCTTTGAGATACTCAAACTCTTTAGCGGCTTTCTCTGTGGAACCGGTGATCGCTGTAAGACCAGACATAGCGGATTCAAAATCCTGTCCGGTGGTCATGATCTTGCCACTCAAAGCCACAGTTGCGGCAATGGTGATCGCCCCGCCTGCCCCCTCGATCATGGAGGTATCCAGTTTGTTTACTTTGGCGGTTACCGGGATTGTGGCTCCCCTCATGCCTACCCGCCCTTGTTGGCGCATTGTTTGCTGAAGGCGTGACACACGGGCGTTATATTCCTGCAATGCCATAGACCCGGCGTGATACTGGCGGGTAAGCTGTCCAAACTCCTGGAGGTGTCCAGCACGTTGGGCCGGGGTCACGTTGGCGTTAGCCGCTGCGGTATTAAAGCGGATGGCTTTAGCTCGGATTGTCTGGAGTTTGCGCTCCGCTGCGATCTGTGCTTTGGCTGCTTTGGCGTCTGCTGCTGCTTTGGCTTTGGCTTCTGCCAGTGCTGCTTTTGCGGCGGCGTCCTGCTGTTTGCGGCGGATCTTGGTGTAGGCGTTTTCCTCAAATTTCATCCGTAGAGGCTTCATTTTAGAGGAGACTTTATCCCACTCTTTCCCCACCTGTTTGATACGGTCAACGGTGCGCTGATAGCTTGCACGATCAACCTCAAAGGTGGTGCGGTTCGTTGTTTTCGTGATAATCACGTTTCCACTTGCCATTATTCAGCACCTTCCATGTTGGTAGCCTTGAGAGGGCGGCTTGCCTTGTTAATATCCACACGGCGTAAACCTGCTGGCAGGTCTGCGGATTTGGTGAGGAGAGACACCGGGCGACCGTTGGCGCTGTAGCCCTGATCCTTGTGACACAGAGCAATTCCCCGGCTTTTGATGGCGCGGCCCTTCTGGGCGCTGTCTGCGGCCTCTGTGGAGGCTTCCAACTGTGTAACGTACAGAGCGATAGCCTCATCCAGTGACAGATCGGCCTGTGCCTTGCGGAGTTCACGGGCGGCGGCTTCCTCTTGGGCCTGCTCTACCTGGCGGGATTTCGCCATTTCGTCAAGCTGGCGTTTCAGTAGTTCAAAGGGGTGCACTTGAGAGAGTCCTTATAATGAAAGTGATTACCACTACCCACAGGAGGAGGGAAGCGGGCTTAAAGGGGATATAGAGGAGGGAGGCGAGAAAGTTAGAGAGTCTTGTCTGACGCTTAACCAGTTTGGAACCTAAGTAATCCTTTAGGTCCCATTCCGTTGGGTTGGACATAATTACCGGGATTTAATGATTACCTGGCGGGCCTGCTGACGAGCTTCAGAAACGATCAGTCGCACACGGCGCATACTCGTCCCTTTTTTGTATACAGGGCTTTCCACGTAGCGGGCGCTGCGGAGGTTCTGTAAAACTTGGTCATACGGGAGCATTTGCTCCACCAGGTAACGGGGTGAAGGTTGGGTAAGAAGTAGGGAGACCATCTTACTGTTGATCCCCAGAAGTTCCGCCATTTTATCCACGCTCAAATTATCGGCGTCCATCTGCTGGGCCAACACTGCCTTTTCTGGCAAGGTGAGCGGGGTCTTCTGGTACTTCATAGGGTTGTGGGAGCGCTTTACTCTCAGCACATAGGCCAACGAAACGTTAAAGGCCGCGATGATGGCTTTAGCGCTGTGGCCCTGAATACAGGCCCGCTTGATCTTCAGGATTTGATCCGGGGTTAAATGGCTCTCATCCATAATCCGACGGGGCTTGTTTGTTGCTAATTTCTCCGCCAGTGCATTTACTGCGGCTTCCTCTTCAGAGGTTAAGGCGTTGAATTTAGTGGTGATAAAGTTATTCATGCGAGACTCTCCAAAGGGTTGTAAACGGCGGGTGTTTGGTGTAGAGTGTTATTGGTGGGAAATCAATTGCAGACTTTTTAGAAAGCATCACCAAACTGATCAATGGCGCTTTCTTCTGGCTCCAAATATTCAACAGGCAAGCCGTTGACCATCATCACATTAGAGCCAGCCACAAAATTAATAACAGGGTTGCGTAAATCATCGTTTGCGGCCCCCTGCTCTACTGGCACAGGGACAGAAGCGGGACGAACAGCGCCCCCGCTGTGGTCCACAGGAGAAGCTCCAGGCGACGCCGGGCGGCTTCTATGTACGCTGTCAGATCCACACTTAACAATTCCAGGCTGGTTACTTCCTGCATTCTCTACGGTCTCCACGGGTCGGGGTGCTGCGGTTGGTTTGGTTACTTCAGGTTTGGCGGCTTCAGGGGTTCCCACCATTTCCGGGGTGATCGGGCAGGTGCGCCACTCTATCGTTTCGCCCTGCTTTCTCTCCACCTTTTGGATCAGTCCGATCTCTACCATCTCGTTTACAAGTCGCTTCACAGTAGAGCGGGAGGCCCCGAGATAACGCTCCAGAGTGGCGCGGGAGAAATAGGCGATCTGCCCGTTTTTCTCAAAGCCTTGGATCAGGCTGTAAGTGATTTTCATGTTCCCGGTGAAAGTTTTTCCGGCGACCTTCTCAATATTCAGGAGGTCATTTTCCAACATTACAAAACCAGATTTATTTACTGCGGCTGCTGTCATTTTGGGAATCCTTAACAGAGATGGAATTAACGGTTTTCAGGTACTGGCTAACGGCTTTCTTAACAATGGTGTGAACGCTGCCATGTTCACGGGTGGAGGCCAACGCGAAAAGCTGCTCCATAACATAGGGATCGAAGCTGATCCCCAACTCTTTGTTTTTACTCACAGGCAAATCTCCTTTAATTCTGCGATGTCTTCAGCGGTGAGGTTGAGGCCGAACCAATCACCCCACCATGACGCCGGGGCGGTAATAGCCGGGTTGCCAATCGTCACCATTTGGGAGGGGCTAACCTGCGTCAACATTTCGTAAATGTCGCTATACAAAGTCGGGTCCAACTGGTTGATCGTCTGCTGTGCATACGCTGACAACACAGGGGAATCACTCAAATCAACATAAGGCTGATATTTGCTCATTGTTTCCTCTCCAAAAAGTAAGTTAAAAATTAATGTACGATTACGACGGGAAGCTCTCCGGTGATACGCTCAAACTGATCCGCCGCATTCAACATGATGTAGGCCATTACCTCGTCATATTCCATCGGGACGCCCTTAGCCTCAAAGAGGGATTGGAACGCCAGCACAATGGAGGCTTGCAGATCCGTAGACTTGGAAGCGAACAGCGCAACAGTTGCTTTAAGCTCTAATGCCTTCTCTGCGTCCATCTCTGTGATTTTCCCTGCGAGGCGCTGAGACTGGCGCATAACGCCGGAGGCGCTGGATTTGGTCAATTCAAGGGCCTGCGTAATCGCTTCTACTTCTCTCATACGTCCGGCGGCTTTCATTCGGCTACGGGTTTCTGTCAGGGTCTTACGGGTCAAATCACGCTGATCGACACGATCAACCATTTTTTCAACATCAAGGTAAATACTCATTGCAATCTCCTTTCGGGTTGGTTATAGTATGATGGGGAATTTTAAATATCATTAATCTCCTCATCGCAACATCTATTTTACACTATTTGACAATGATTCGCAATAACTTTCTTGTTTTATCTTGCGTTCAGTTGATTATTGTGCTAGAGGCATAGAAAGCCTCTGTAACGCCCTCAGTGAGGCGCAGGGCGTTTAGAAGGCGTTTCCCTGTCTACGTATGAGAAAGCGCCATAGCGGCGCGTTTAGGGGCTTCCTGCTGCTTGTGGTTCTGTACGCTGTACCGGGCCGGGACCCCGCCGCCCAGATGTCACCTTCACATCGTTCCGGTGTTTCCCAAAGGCAGAAAAGAAAGGCGCGTTGCGCTTTCTGTTCTGCATTGCCCAAAAGGAGGCGAACCCGTTGGGCGTAGCCTGTCCAAAGAGACAAATCACTTAACCATTAATCAATCTCTAACACTCCCTTAAAGATCTTGACCTGGCCCCTGGGGTTAGTGTTATGGGTTAGTCTTATGATTAGTATTATTGGGGTCCAATGTGAACCCCCTACCGGGTCCAGCCTGAACCCCCTACCGGGGTCAATATGACCCCCCTCCCCTGGAGTGAGCCACACAGGCGAGACTCCACACTGTGGAAAACAGGCCAACGGCCTAAAACCTGGTAAGCCCGGAAGGGCGAGAAGGTTTTAAGAACAGATTATAACGAATGAAATAATTAATTGCGCAAACAATTAGTTATTGAATGAAGTTATAATATAAGATCAATAAAACCGTAGCCCGGGGGGCGAGCGTAGCGAGGTTTTATGTAGTTATATACTCTTGTGTGCCTTTTGGGACACGTCCCTGTTCAATTATCAATCAATAATCCCTCCACCCTCTCCAACCTTCTGTAAAGCTCTCCAGCGCGTCCACCACTGCGGCAAGGTTATTTATCATCTTACCCCATTAAAACCCCGTGGAGGCTCTCCCATGGCACCTGTGGGATGCTCCCGCCCCTCTCCTGTGTGGCTCCTCCGTACCAGCCGCAAGATCTACCCACATTCTCACATAACACACCAATCAACACAATGCAATTAATTTTTATTGCAAATGATAATCATTCGTGTTAAAATAATATACATGGTGTGGGATGTGGTGAGTATGTCGAAATCGCCGTTTTTGCAGCTTACCGCCCCGCACCTGTACAGAACTTTCATTAACGTGTGCTTTAGCCAGCCCCTGTGGGTCTGTACTGAGTGAGCCGGGCGGACTTCTCCCCCGCCCCGGCCCTCACCCAAAGTGTTCTTTCAACTCCACTTGCCAGAATGCTTTGTGTGCGGTCCTCTCCTCAAGTTCCGCCGATTGTAGTTTCTCCTACGATTCAAAACGCCTCTAATCATAGGGCTTGCTCCACAGGCCCTATTCTAAAGCGTCGCTAAAAGTCTCTTAGACTGCGGCTCTTCAGAATACAAGCGATCTCCTCGATTGTAGCGACCCTCCACGGGGTCTCAGTTGGGCCGGGGGTGGTTCCCCAGTTGCAACGATAAACTATTGATTTTCTTCGATGGTTTCCGGGCGTATTTCAGGCGTCCGTTTTCCTCTGTGGCTTCTTTGCTGAACCATGAAAGCAAATCATGTAAGGCTCTGAGGCTACACAGGAAAACAAGTGATCAGACAGTAAGTTACATTGCCTTCATCCCGGTGTCTCCTTCCGGGTTCTTTTTTGTGGTTATTTGCCCATCGGCTGGCGGTTGCTCCCGTGACGCTGGCGGGTGAGTGACCACAAAAAAGAGGTTTACACCTCCCCCCACCCTGCGAGGGTGAGAGAGAGCCAGATTAGAAAGGGCGGCGAGGAAGCCGCCCTCTTCTATTCAATCCACGGCCTCCCATCTTCCAACAATTCGGATTGCCCTCTCTGGCGGTCCTTATATCCGGTGCAAAGCCGGATCACCCTGTGGACTCTCTCCACGTCTAAAACCCTCCATAAGGAAAACCTTTATGAAAACTTCCGAGCGCTACCCGGTAACGCAAGGTGACGTAATCGTGAATTACGCCTCCAGCCTGTTTGACCGCACCGAAGTAACCGCCCCAAGCCTCCCGGCTGACGTCTTCTGTGGTGACATTCTGGACAGCAAAACCTTTGCCCTGTATGACTCCGCCGCCGCTGTGGGTGAGCCAGTGATTAACCTGTCTGATATGTCCGCCGATGGGCAGAATAAGACCCTGGTTATTGTGGATCGCCACGTTGTGATCACCGATCACTTCCTCCGTGCCAAAGACGCCGCGAGCAAAAAAGCCGCACTGACCGCCCTGACAGCTTCCGGTGACGTTCGCCTGGCTATCAACGCCGATTACTTCAAAGCATAAGGAAATCACACAATGGCTATTGATTTTAAACAGTTTGAAAAGCTGGACACTGTAGCGGCGATCAAAGATCAGCCCGCAGGTAATTACCTGATCTCTGATCTGGGTATCTTCTCCGATGTTAACTCAACCACTCCAAACGCCCAGATTGTGGATATTGTGGAAACTCAGGTTAGTGAACTGGAGCAGGTTGCCCGCTATGGCACCGAAGTTAACGCGATCAAGATGGATAAAACCATCCTGCGTAACCAGGAGATCCCACACTACGCCACTGAGGCGGATGTAAAAACCGCTGACTGGCAAGGTTTGGTAAGCCCGGCTAACCCGGATCAGGCTCAGGCGATCACCTCTGTTATTGCTGATAAAGCTATCCGTATGCGTAACTATCATCTGGAAACAGTTGAAAGCACACTGGCCCGCGCCCTGTTCAAACAGTCCGCTAAAGCGGCTAAAACCCATGATGGGGATGTCGATTTTAATGCGGTATTCGGCACGGCCCCGCTGGACTTTGAACTTGACGGCTCAGCAGGCGCTAACGTCTATGCACAGCTTGCGAAGATTCGCCGAATGTTGGTTAAAGAGTACGGCGCGAGCCGCTCTTATCTGGATCGCTTCTATTGCTTCTGCTCCCCGGATCTATATGACGTCCTGGCGAGCCACCCGGAAGTAACCAGCCTGATCACCAATAAGGTGGCGGAAGCTGCGAAAGGCGCTCTGATCCCGATTGACACTGCCGGGTATGATAGCTTTTCTGTGGGCAACATCAGCTTCATTCTGGCGGACGATGACCGCTACGAAATCGCGGAAGGTTCCGGCCTGTTCGTTCCAAAGTTCAGTGCAGCAGACCGCAACCCGTTCAAACTGGTACACGGCCCAGCATCCCGTAATCAGGATATTGCCGCTAAAGGTGTGATCAGCCCTTACTACCAGAAAGTAATGACTGACCGTTACGGCATGGTGACCATTCACCAGGAGGCGAGCTTCATTCCACTGAACCTGCGCCCGAACTACACGCTGAACGTCAAGTTGAAGTAATGCAGAAAGCCCCCGGCCCTATCGGCTGGGGGTTATCTCTTCCGGTCATATTCATTTTTACTTTTACTGAGGTGTCATATGAAGGTGTCAATTAATATCCCCGGCGCTGGTCAAGTCTATGTGTCTGGCGCGGCGGAAGTCGTAAACCGTAAAGCACTGTGTAGAGAGTTGGGCCTGTGTAACGTGATCTTTAGCCGTTTGGAGAAGCAACACGGTTTTGAATACGCGCTTAACGTTATGATCGCCAAACAGCGCCTAAGAAATAAGTAA